ATCTTCAAGACTGATTCGATTCAAGTTTCGTCTGAGGGTTACGGTAAGCGTCACTACAGGAACTCCTTCGTTCAGACAGTGACCACGGCCTTGGCTAGATTGGCAGCCAACAAAAAGGCGGTGAAGTATCAATATAAACGCCATGAGGAGATTATGAAGGTCTTTCCGGAGATACGCGGGCGCTTCTTTAAAAGGTACATAGACCAAGAGAAGTATGAGGCCTGCCTGGATGAAGTTATCGTTGACGAAGAGACTGTTAGTGCTTTCAACAGTTTCTGTAGAGTCGCGAAAATCAACTCCAGTCAAGCGGCCGCAACGGTCAGAGGGATCGGAAACTCGTTGAACGGGTTCCTCAAACAGCAGGTCAAAGCCAAGTCCTTAGAACATGGTCTGCGCAACAAAGGTGGTCAGCCGATTGCTGCGATGTCGAAGGATTTCAACATCATGTACAGCACTTACTTTAGGCTGATCAAAGCTCTGCTCAAGAAGAGTCTTAAGCCAGAAGTGATCATAGCGGATGGCATGACGAATAAGCAAATTGCAGAGTGGCTTGCGAGCGTTCCTGGTTGGAAAAGCTTGTTTGAAGGCGACGCTGTGGAGTTTGATGCAACCCAGACAATGTTAACAGCCCACATGGAGATGTTGATCTGGTATATGTTTGCACCAGATGAGGAGATGTTGAAAGATTACTTCGCCTCGAGAGCTCATACACAGCTATATACGGCCTACTTCAGTGCCACATGGGAACATATGAAACCATCTGGAGCACCAGATACGATGATTGGCAACATCGTGTTCATGATGATCCTCCTAGTCATGTTGATCAAAGACAAAGACTGGGTCGGTCAGGCCAACTTAGGTGATGATTCTCTAGTGCTACTGAACAAGGTGGCCATTGAGATAGAAACCAAGTACTTCAGGCTTTTCTTCCCTGATCCTTTGAAGGTGAAGACCCATGAGAGTCTGGGTATGTTCTGTAATCACATTTTTGGCAGAGGCCATTATGTGTACGACCCGATTCTGTTCTTGATGAAGTTTGCGAACAAGAACATGACAGAGGTCTTGAAGGACAAGAAAGTTTGGGATGAGTATCAGGATGCATTGTCCGTGTCAATCAACTCATTCCGTCAGGAACCATTCCTGAGCGCAGAGATGGTGGCTGAATACCACGGGTTCCCCGTCGCTGCCGCACACCAGATGTTGCTGTTGTGCGATTCAGTGGCGAATATGGATTTGAAGCACTTTAAGAAGAGTGGCTTCGAATATGTCGAGCACACCGACGCTGTCAACTGGACAGCTTAAGTTGTGAGGGGTTTTCACTCGATTGCGAGTTTCCCCAATATATACCTTATTTATTTGTTCCTTT